TTTGTTTAATGAATCAGCAAGAATACTTGCTAAATCCTCTTCTCTTTTGGCCATTGTAACCTTTTATTAATTGTTAAATAAATCATCAAATGCTGATGCTACATCATCCTTTTGTTTAGGAGCTTCGTCTTCCCAAGGTAAGTCATTTGGTAAAGAACCAACACCCACACCTGGAATTTCTTTTGCTTCCGCAACTTTAACAGGTTGTGCTTTTGGTTTTGGTGCTTCTAATTCTTCAACAATCTCATCATTAACTGCTGCTGATGGATTTAACCAATTTTCTAAAACTGACTTTAATTCTGCGTAAGATAATTCCGAATATAATTCAGTAATTTCTTTTTGACCATCTAACAATTGTTGGATAGTTTCCGGAGAATCTGCCAATTTAGTTGTTGCAGGTTTAACTCTGATTGTTGTTGTTGGATAAGATGCGTTAGATTCCTCTGCTGACATTACTTCCAATACGATATCTCTACCTGTGTTTGGGTCTGTAATATCTCCGTAATCAGGGTCAGCAATATATCCTAAGATATCTTGATAAACTGTCTTACCGAATCCCCAGAATTTTACTCCTTCTGATTCTTTACCTCTTACGATAACTGGTACAAAAGTTCTTAACTTTGGTTCCATTTTCTTACCCGCTTTCCAATCATCGGTATCACCTGTTCTCTTAAGTTTTTCTGCAAACTCAACGATAGGGTCAGGTCGACCAAATGACATTGGACTTAAATAAGTCTTGTTGTTAATGTTGTAATGAAAGTAAAGTTCAATGAAAGGAATGTCTTTGTTGAACTTGTAAGGAACGATTCTCACTTGAGATTTTCCGTTTGCCGGTTTGAAAATTGAATCCGACTTTTTAGTGTTGTTTTGTAAAGAGCTAAATCTCTTTAGTGCCAATGAAATGTCCATTGTTTTTTTGTTTTTAGGGTTTAAAAATTTGTTTTTAAAGTTGAGGTTTATATCGATATATTCCTATATCTAAATATAACTTTTTCATCTTTTATTACTATAAATATACGACTATTTTTCGATATTACCAAATTTATTTTTGGAGGTTTTCAACCTTACGATTTAGGTAAAATATAGCTTTTTTTAGGTCTTCCAGTTCTTTTTTTGGGTCTTTTTTACCTGCTCTTGCAACATATTTGACTACATTGAATAGGTAAGCATCTTTGTCTAATCCCCATGCTTCACATACTTTAATTACTTCGTATGGATTGTCTACTCCCCCATAATGTTGAGGGCCGTTTACCATCTCCGTTTCCTTGCGAATTGGTATTGCGTATTCGGGTGTTCCTGAGAATGAGTATTCTTCTTTACTAATCTTTGGTTTTGCTGGCATTACTATTTCTTTTGTTTTATTTTTTGATTGCCACTCTCCCATTCGTTTATTTGAAATAGCCGGTGGTTTTGGCATTTGTGTCGAATAATCTCCGAATCCAAACATAATTTATTTTTTTATCTTTTCCAAATTTGATACCATTTTCTTTGCTTAATATCTGGTTTTGCAAAGGGTTGGGTGTTGTCCCATACATTTACTATTCCACCATATCTTACCATCATCATTTGACAAAATAACTGATGATATTCAGGTGGTATCTTATCAAAGTCTGCTTTAATTGATATGTCTAAATTTACACTTTTACCATCTTCAATCAATAATTTCAGTTGGTCTCTCATTTCAATAATCGTACTAGATTTCATTGTTAGATAACTCGTATCTCCAATGTAGTATTCTCCTTCTTTTTGTTTCGGTGCCATAATTTATTTTTTACTTTCCCAATATAATGCTCTAACCTTTGCTCCCAATTCGGCATCGTTGGGTGTATCTAAAATTGTTCTACCTTCTACTGTTATTAAGTTTCTATTTTCACCCATATAACATTGTCTACATAATTGTCCTGCTCCCTCTACATAACCATATCTAAAATCGACATGAGTAGTTTTTAATGTAGTAGTTTCTTCACCACACATAACACAGGTTTCATAAATGTCAAATTCGTCTTTTTGTTTTCCTACTGATGTAACTAATCCGTTTTCATCAATTGTAAGTGGTACATGTTGTTCACCCATAATTTATTCTTTAATTGTTTCTAATTTGTTTTTCAATTTTACTGCAAGAGCACAAGTTTCGTATTCCTCAAAGTCAATAAGGATTTGTAATTGTTCTTCTAATAATTCTGTAAATTCTCTACTATCAATGGATAATGTAATAACTATAACCTCTTTAATTAAGACTTTTGCGAAATCAACTCTCTTCTTTTTATTTCTTATTCCGAATGCAATACCATCTACGATTGCTTTTGCAAGTTCTCGTCTATTGTTTTCGAAAATGTCCGAAGGTACGTTTGCGTGAATTTGAATTGGAGTGTATCTATTTCTCTTTGTCATGAAACAAATATAAGAAAAATATCTTAATTCTCCAAATTTTGTGTATTAAAAGATTTGAATACTTTTGTAGGTATCATTTTATAACCTGTATTGGATGTGGTTAAGATACAATTTCTAAATTCTTCCCAGTCAATCATATAAGAATTATCTAACATACCACCCGTTTTTGACTTAACTACTTCATTCAAAGCATTAATAGTGTATATTGAATTAGATTGTTTCTTTCTATGTACTAAAATAGTTTTCCATTCCGAAGGGATTGCATTAGAACCTTTTTCCACATTAAAAGTAATAAATGCTTCTTCAGGTCTTATCTTACTTTCTAAAATGAAAACATTTGGATTAGTCAGAGTATAGTTTGTTAATATAAAATCAACCGACTTATCCAATTCCTCCTTTGTCGTAAAAAGGCAAAGTAGTTGTGTATTCATTTTATGCTACTCCATTTTTTCTTTTGAAACAATCTATCGTATCCTTATCCCACTTATAAACAGTATTGAATCTACCCGTTGCACCTGTTTTACTTCTTTGTCTTTTTTCACCTATTCTAATTTTTTGACCTTTGTCATTTAAGAAATATGCAATTCTAACTGAACCTGTGATTTGATTTTCTTTTGATAACTGGAATTGTTCTGCAGTAGAGCCAAACTTTTTAATAAAATCATTGGGGTTGTTTGTATTCATACAACTTGATATAATATCATCATTAATAACACCAACACCACATACAACTTCAAATAACCCTTTATATGCAAACACTCCATGCTTATCACCCATTGAACCTCCCATATGGAATTTTTCTATAAAGTTTTGTGCATCTAAATATGTTCCCAAACCTACTTTTGAACCATCGGAAAGTTTAACTGGAACTTTATCCATTTCTTTTAATAATTTTCTTTCAACTGCAACTGAACGCTTTCTGATGTCATCAATCTTTTTTGCAACTAAATAGTCCAAACCATAATGATTTTTCAAATCGTCTACAACTCTTCTATCACCACTCGATAACGATTCAGGATTGGTTTGTGCAACTTTCATTAAATTTGCCATACCGGCAGGTAGTTTACCATATTTTTTTTCTATTGCTGCCATTCTTGCTTTACCACTATTTGATGTACTCAATCCCATTGCAACTTTTGAAAGTTCTTTTGGAGATTTTTTAGACAAAGCCTTTGCTGGTTCAGCAACTACACTTTTTAATTCATTTTCAATTTTATTTAAATTTGCAGTTTGTTTATCTATTACTTTTTTCAAACGTTCACCATCTGCTGGTTTCATTCTACCATCTTTAACTAATTTATCTATTTCAACCTTTTTGTTTTGTCCCTCTTTTTGGAATGACGATTGTGCAACAATTGCATCAAATGAATCCTTATCTGATGTAAATTTAATCATCAAATCTCCTGTCTTTGAATTATATACAAATTGAGATGTATCGGATGGGTTTGCTCCACCACCACCTGCTGCAACTAATTTTAATGCAATCTCTTTTGGTATTTCGGTTCCGTCTGGTCCAAATATTCTATTGGATTGTCTAACCATATCCATTTGTTGTCCTTTACCACCCGCATCTCCAAAGAAACCATTAACCGTGCAATCTTCTTCTTTCCAACCATTTGCTTTAATTCCTTCTCTAATTTTTTTAGCTTTAATTAAACCACC